ATGGCAACACGCATCGAATTTCACAAGCACGGTGGCCCGGAAGTACTTCAGGCCGTGGAGTTTACTCCTGCCGATCCGGCAGAGAATGAAATCCAGGTCGAAAATAAAGCCATTGGCATCAATTTTATCGACACATATATTCGTAGCGGTCTTTATCCCCCACCATCGCTGCCCTGTGGGTTAGGCACGGAAGCGGCTGGCATAGTGACAAAAGTCGGCAGTAGCGTGAAACATATTAAAGCCGGCGATCGCGTGGTTTATGCTCAGTCAGCACTGGGCGCATACAGCTCTGTACATAACGTTAATGCCGATAAAGCCGCGATTCTGCCAGCAGCAATTTCTTGTGAACAAGCCGCCGCATCATTCCTGAAAGGTTTAACGGTTTATTATCTACTGCGCAAAACGTATGAAATCAAACCTGACGAACAATTCCTGTTCCATGCAGCCGCTGGCGGCGTTGGCTTAATTGCTTGTCAGTGGGCGAAAGCCCTGGGCGCGAAACTTATCGGCACCGTGGGAACGGCGCAAAAAGCGCAAAGTGCGTTAAAAGCAGGGGCGTGGCAGGTGATTAACTATCGCGAAGAAAATCTGGTCGAGCGGTTAAAAGAGATCACCGGCGGCAAAAAAGTGCGCGTGGTGTACGATTCCGTAGGCAGAGACACCTGGGAATGGTCACTGGATTGCCTGCAACGTCGCGGTTTAATGGTCAGTTTTGGTAACTCATCAGGCGCAGTGACGGGTGTGAACTTAGGCATTCTTAATCAAAAAGGCTCGCTGTATGTAACACGTCCTTCCCTGCAAGGCTACATCACCACGCGGGAGGAGTTAACTGAAGCCAGTAATGAACTGTTTTCATTGATTGCCAGCGGCGTCATTAAGGTGGATGTCGCGGAGCAACAGAAATATCCGCTGAAGGATGCGCGACGTGCGCATGAGATTCTGGAAAGCCGAGCGACGCAGGGTTCCAGCTTATTGATTCCCTAAAAGAAATCGGGCTTCCACCCGGGAAGCCCTTTCTTTTATAGTTCGGCTGTATGTAGGGTACAGCACGATGAATTTGTTTGACGTGCAATAATGACAGATTTGATTATCAATTCCTATTTTGTTCTAAGGATAAAACCTTAGGTTGTGATCATCCGCACAATCCCTTAGTAGCGCCAGCGGTCATAACGCTGATATTTCGGCACTTTTGGCGCTTTAATCGCCTTAATCACCCACACTACCGCAATCGCCAATAACAGCCATGGCAGCAACTTAATCATCAACGCCAGCATGCCGCCGAGGAACATAATTGCCGTCGCGATGACCAGCGCGGCGATAATACCCAACAGCGAGACGCCGGTGACCATCAGCATGACAAAAAAGCCAATCACAAAAAGTAGTTCCAGCATGATGTTCTCCCCAAAATGAAATCTGCTACTGGTATTACAAGAATCATGCCAAAAGATAATTTGCTGATTTATCAGCAAAACGCCCCGCGACAATGCGCGGGGCGTGGTGAATTTAACTACTTTGTGGTGAAAAATTAACGCTTATCAGCTACGAGTCTGAGCGCATGTTCCAGCACATTAATGTCAGCTCCGGCTTTATGAGCATTTTCACTTAAATAACGCCGCCACTGACGCGCGCCAGGGATCCCCTGGAACAGCCCCAGCATATGGCGGGTAATATGACCCAGATACGTCCCCTGGCTAAGCTCACGTTCAATGTACGGATACATGGCCCGTACCACCGCCACCGGATCGGCATCGGTATCCGAGGAACCAAAAATCTCACGATCCACCGCCGCCAGAATACCTGGATTTTGATACGCCTCGCGCCCGACCATCACGCCATCCATATATTGCAGATGCGCTTTGGCCTCTTCCAGAGACTTAATGCCGCCGTTAATCGCCATGGTCAGATGCGGAAAATCACGCTTCAGTTGATAGACACGCGGGTAATCGAGCGGCGGGATTTCGCGGTTTTCTTTCGGGCTTAAACCAGAAAGCCAGGCTTTACGCGCGTGAATGATAAACATCTCACACTCGCCCTTACCGGAAACGGTGTTGATGAAATCACAAAGAAATTCATAGCTGTCCTGATCGTCAATGCCAATACGCGTCTTCACTGTCACAGGAATCGACACCACATCGCGCATCGCTTTCACGCAGTCGGCAACCAGTTGCGCATTGCCCATCAGGCACGCGCCAAACATGCCGTTCTGTACCCGGTCAGAAGGGCACCCCACGTTCAGGTTGATCTCATCGTATCCACGTGCTTCTGCCAGCTTCGCACACTGCGCCAGCGCCGCGGGATCGCTACCGCCTAGCTGCAACGCGACTGGATGTTCTTCTTCGCTGTATGCCAGGTAATCACCTTTGCCGTGGATAATCGCGCCTGTGGTTACCATTTCGGTATAAAGCAACGTATTGCGGGAAAGCAGACGCAGGAAGTAACGGCAGTGTCTGTCCGTCCAGTCTAACATAGGAGCAATGCTAAACCGAGAGTTCCAGTAAACACCAGTTTTTTCAGGCATCACGCTGGTTTGATTAATTTTTTGTGTTTCATGATTATCGTGCATTTTTGAACATTTCAGGCTATTTTTCTCGCGTTAGGTTCCCGCACAGGTTCCCACGTTTTATGGGAACCCGAAATAACGAGGTCGTGTAATGGCGTACTATAACATAGAGAAACGACTAAAATCCGATGGCACACCACGCTATCGCTGTAATGTGATTATCAAAGAAAAAGGTGTTATCACTTACAGGGAAAGCAAAACATTCCCTAAACATGCTCATGCAAAAACATGGGGCACACAGAAAGTGATGGAATTAGATCTATATGGCATTCCATCATCAAATGCAGTTGACGGACTTACAGTCCGTGACTTACTACACAAATATTTAAATGACCCAAATGCCGGAGGTAAAGCAGGCCGTACTAAAAGATATGTGCTGGAACTGCTTATGGATAGTGACATCTCCGCGATCAAACTATCTGAACTGACAGAAAATGACGTAATTGAACATTGCAGGCTAAGAAACAACGCTGGTGCAGGTCCAGCTACAGTTAGCCACGATGTTAGTTATCTTGGCAGTGTTCTGGATGCTGCCAAACCTGTATATGGAATTAATTACACATCAAACCCAGCAAAAGCCGCTCGTCCATATCTACTTAAACTTGGTTTAATTGGTAAATCAAATCGTCGTAATCGTAGACCGGCATCTGATGAACTGGACATGCTCATTGAAGGTCTTCAACAACGATCTACACATAAATGCTCAAAAATTCCGTTCGTTGATATCCTCAAATTTTCTGTGTGGTCATGTATGCGAATCGGTGAAGTATGCCGATTACGATGGGAGGATCTCGATCAGGAACAAAAATCCATACTCGTAAGAGACAGGAAAGATCCACGTAAAAAGGAAGGCAACCATATGAAAGTAGCCTTGCTTGGGGAAGCCTGGGATATCGTCCAACGACAACCCAAAAAATCAGAATTCATTTTTCCATATAACAGCACTTCTGTTACTGCGGGATTCCAGAGGGTAAGAAGCAAATTAGGTATTAAAGATCTGCGATACCATGATTTGCGTAGAGAAGGGGCAAGTCGCTTATTTGAGGCTGGTTTTAGTATTGAGGAAGTCGCCCAGGTTACAGGGCATCGTTCATTAAACGTGCTATGGCAGGTATATACCGAACTGTATCCGAAATCTTTACATAATCGTTTTGAAGAGCTCCAAAGGAGCAGAAATAAGACCTCTTGACACTGTTTATCCATACAGCTAAAAATAATACTGTATACAAACACAGTATAGAGGGACTTTTATGCGTATTGAAATCTGCATAGTTACAAAGAAAATGACAAACGGTACTATAGCTGTAAATGAATTAGAATTTCTTTTGCCTAAACTTCTATCATCTATCATCAACAATTCGTATAAAAACCGGCATTAAAACAATGCTCCTAAAACTGTGATATTACTTCTCCAAAGCGCTAGGACACAAATAAAATGTTTTTAATATCTTGATTTCTTCTTGAAAAGCATTATAAAAGAACTCCCATATAGAAGTAGCGGAAGCTTTATATCAAGTTTAATTGCATGCAAAGGAGGACAAAATGCCAACAGTCTCTAATATCCATTCATATAACCCAATATCCTCATCGAAAACTAAAGCTCCCCAAACATGGGATACTCACAACTATCTAAGAAAACTATCAGAAATTAATAATGACATTATTTTTAATGATCAAATATCTAAAATAACACAAAAACAATACACTTTTGATAAAGTAGCAAGAAATGAAAAAAAATACAACTTAAATATTTACGACATTTTCTTTTATCCCCAGAATGATATTATAGAAGAAAATGTAAGTAGAATATTACAGCACCAATATTCGCATAGCCCAACACTCAGAAGATTAGTTAACTATTACATAGACAATTTACCAGAAACTGATATAAATAAATGTCAAATACATATTGCAAATAATTACATATATAATAAAAAAGAAGACAACATAAGCGAATTGCTCATTGCTGTTGATGAAAAAGGAAATCTCATCGCCCCACAAAAAGAAACATCAGAGAAAGAAATATCTCCAGAGAAAATTTTACTAAATTTCTTCTTAAAACATATTATAAACCCTGAGGATCTTAGTTATAATGATATTGATATATATACCAACATTATTTTTAAAGAATTAACCCCACAGGCAATGGCACATTCTTCAGAATCATTTCAGCATATATCTGTTGGGAAGGAACACAAACTATTCGATAGCGAAACATCAGAGATATTAACAGATAATATCGAACAGGTAATATCAAAGGGAAAGGCTCTTCAGAAAGAGTTTTTTAATAGTTTTATAAAAAATAAAGAAACAGAATCATTCACTGTAAAACCTGATAAATATAGCATAAAAAGAATCGTGCTCAATGGATTATTACTAACATCAAACGCATCAGGAACTTTAAGCAATAACTATAATCAACACAACGCCAATAATATAGCCAATAAAATAAACATCAGGCTATCAAGGTCTCTCCCTGAAGAACATGCAGCTCCAGCTATAAATCAGAACACTCTCTTGGCAAAAAAAACAGTTGACCGTATTATAGCTCACATACTTCCTGTTTACCCCTTGATAAGCAGAGTAGAACAAGAACAAAAAAATAATAATTACATAAGAGGATATCATGAATTACTTGCATTCAGTCAAACAGGCTCATGGATTCGTAATGGCAGAAATGCAGCAAGAGATTACATAGTTGAACTAATAAAAAATCATTTTTATAAATTTGAAATAAAAGACAGTCGTGAAAATTTTATTTTCTTTAAAGATTTCATTCATGCTCGCAGAGAACATGAATATAGAATATATGAAGCACTTGCACGAGATATAATTGTGCACCCTCAACCTTATCATTTAGATTACAAAGAACCTGAGCAAGGAGAATTACTAATATCTGTTCCAGAAAACCATTACATGGAGGCAATAAGAAATAAGTTTACATATAACGAACCACTACATTTTGACGACATGTACGGAAAAGAATCAATATCAGTATCAATTGAATTAGATAATCTAAAATCAAAGAGGGAAAAAAACAAAAAAAACTCAGAGCATTTATTAAGAAACATTCAATTGGTTATCCATAACTTATCAAAAAATGGAGGGGATAAGATTCTCTGTTCTTCTAACGGTTCTAAATATCATCGTTTAATATTAAACACAATAGTAAGACTATGCAAACAATACCAATCAAACATTAATGAAAAAATAATAGATTCTATATCAAAAAAAATAATTCACAACAACGATTTTTCACCAAATTTAAAAAGAACATTCTCCAGAATAAATAGTAGTCGTTACAACCCATGGCTAATGGCAGTGGCTACAGAAAAACAACTATCCTGGGCAGAAACACACTATCAAGCACAACGCCACATTCAAGAGCATATGCAGGACTGCGAAATATTAAATGTAATGGATGCGAATAAAATGGTCAGAGATGCAATTATTAGTTTTGTACATCAGATTAATGAAATAACTGAAGCCAGCTGGATGTCAGCTGAAGAACAACATGAAAAAAAAATTCAAGCCCTTAATACTTTTAAAACAAAAATAGCATCAATGGATGGAGGTCAGGAATTTATCTATGGTTTTAACAAAGTTATTCAAGAAGGGCTGGGGGGGCTAATAGAGTTAAGTTTTGATATTGACGATACCCGCCATCATCGAAATCTATCTTCACTCAGCCCTGCATCAAGAAGTGGACTTCATTTATTAGGTTCTATCTGGAACATAGTAATGAGTGCGGTCCCCGGCTTTAACACCCTATCAGGAAGTAGCAGCATATTAAACAGTGCTATTGTCGAAAAATCAACAGATGTCTGTGGCTATATACAGGATGCAATACGTATAGGCATGGAAGCGCTACCTGTGGCTGAGGCTAAATTCACCAAAAGAGCATCAAATGCCAAATATACCGGTCTTCGTTTTATTGAAGAAAAAATTAATAAAAATATAATCGAGCCCCCTTTACAACGAGGATCTTCCTTTAAAGTAATAGAGTCAATAGAAAACACTGATTTTATTTATCAAAGCAGTTCTAAAAAAATATTAGAATTAAATCACAAAGGGGACCATGAACTATTTAGCGCAACAAGTTTTGACAACAAAAACCATGGATACTACAAACGCTCAGGCGATGGCTTTTATAGAAAGCAGCACTCGTTCCAGCCTTTATCCAGTGAAAATCCAAACAAGATACTATATAATACCAAAGAAGTAGAGTTAACAAAAGAATCGAATTCAGAAATTTATTCTGGAACATTTATCGATAATGGAAAAAGTACAATTGTAAAATTTTATAAAAGTTCAGACGGTAGTTTTTATCAGGCAGAAGGATTAAAAGGAGGCGGGGTCATCCGACATACGGATAAACCATATTCAGAATTGAAAGAAGGTGATATAGGATACGATGAGGAACTCTTAGACATTACTGATGACTCACCTGAGTTAGAAGAAACTTTACCTGCACTATCCGAAGATTTATATCCCAGTGAAGAAGAGAATGTACAAAACCTTTATAATAAATTTAAACATGGCGATGTTGAGGCAGGAATGACAGAAGTGACATTATGTAGAGGAACTATTGCATCTCAGGCTGAAAACATTGTTTCATATGGTACTGCAGGAGGAGCCGAGATTGCAAACCCAAATGTAAGCCCGGTTTCTGAAGATATTGCAAAACTGCAAATAAAAAGTGGGAGAATTGAACCAGAATACACAACAGATATTAGTGTTGCCGACCGATTTAGCCGCGGACATCACTTAGTTATTGTCAAAACAAAAGTGAAATATCTTACAAGGGGCAGCATCAGCGAAAGTGGCTGGATTATCCCCAAAAACGCTCCTGTCGAGCCAGTAGGATTAATTGACCGGACATTTGGTCAATCAGAAAACATACAGCAAGCGAATGCATCGAAATAACATTTATTTACACTATTTATGTTATCTCAGACCGCCTCTAGCACAGAGTAATGCCAAGCACCTTTCACATATAATCTAAGTGTATTAGCCACAGATAGTATCCAATATCTTAAATATCTGTGGCATTTTTATAAAGATTACTGATGGCAGAAACGTAAGCGTTAACGCAGCGCCGTATTGACACTTATTTACTGCGTTCCATGGCAAGAGTTCATCAACACGGTTGGAAGGCCATTCCGGCAGCACGCTTAGGATATGGCGCAGATACGCTTCCGGATCGATACCTTTCAGTCGGCAGGTGCTGATCAGCCCGTACAGTAGCACACCACGCTCTCCACCGTGACCTTTGCTATTTAACAAATATCCCCCGGACATTGCAACACAAAAACCGGAGCCGGACTCCGGTTTTTGTGAAGCTGTCGGCTATTTCATCCCGCCAATATTTTCCCACGTCCCGTCAGCACGCAGAATTTGCAGCGGTCTTACCACGCACTGTATCTGCTTTTTATCCGCATCCAGTATCACCACCTGCGTGATTACCCTGGCCTGCTCCGGGATAATACCATTCTCATCTGACTCCAGAATGTCTGCCGGTCCCAGTCGCAGCTGTGCTGTAAGTAACTCCCCGTTTTCACGGTCATCATGCTTTCCGCAACCGCACAGACGCTGCATAAGTTTTTTTAGTATATTCATGTCATTCTCCTGTTCTGCCTGTATCACTGCCCACTTCATCCAGCCCCTTGACATCCTGCCACGGCCCGTCACCAAACCTGACCTGCAAATGCTGAAACATCCCCTGAACCTGTGTGGCATCTTTGGGGTCAAGAAAGGTCAGTCCGGTGATGAGTGCGCCATCTGTATCCGGGAACCAGCCTTGGCTGTTTGTCTCAATAATGCTCGCCGGCCCCAGACGAAAACGGATTTGTGTCTCCCCCGGGTCGCCCTTTGGTCCCTGAGGTCCGGTTGCCCCCACCGGGCCAGCCGCACCTGTTTCTCCTTTCGGTCCCTGTGGGCCAGCCGGGCCTGCCGCACCGGTATCTCCCTTTGGACCCTGTGGACCTGCATTTCCCGTCAGACCGGTCTCTCCCCGCTCTCCCCTGTCGCCTTTCGGCCCCTGCGGGCCTGCCGGACCAGTATCTCCTCTCGGCCCCCGTTCGCCGGTTGCCCCGACAGGGCCGGTGTCACCGCGCTCTCCCTTATCACCCTTCGGCCCCTGAGGACCCGCGGGCCCCTGTTCCCCCTTTGGCCCGGGAGGTCCCACCACGGTGGGGATTCGGTTTACGGCCTCTTCCGCCGCTATCCTGCTTTGTTCCGCTGACTGTGCGCTTTCTGCTGACTCCCGGGCTTTTTCTGTTGCGGTCGTTGCATCCCTGGCTGCATTACCGGCTGCACTTTCTGCCGTCTTTTTTGACAACTCAGCATCTGTTGCACTTTGTAATGACTCACTGGCTTTTTGAGCGGCCGCAGAGGCCGAGGACGAGGACGAGGACGAGGACGCCTCCTCTGACTGCTTTGCAGCGGCTGCACTTTCTGCCGCCTGCCGGGCTGACTCCGATGCATCCCCTGCTGAAGTGTCAGCATTTGCAGCGCTCTCTTCTGCCTGACTGGCTGATATGCCGGCATTCCTCGCGGACGTCTCCGCCTCTCCGGCATTCTTCTTCGCCTCCTCAGCGTGACGCGCCGCTTCTTCCACCATCAGTTCAAAACGACGCAGTGCCTCCGGCCGGACGTCATCCTCCGACATGGCACCGAGAAAATCATTCAGCGTACCCGGTTGAGAATCTTCATACACGGTGATGGTCCCGGCATGTGACGGAGGAAATCCCTCCACCAACAGAATGACGCTGTACTGACCGTACTCAACGTCCATGCTGTAACGACCGGCTTCATCCGGATTTTCAGAGGCCACCGTGTTCACCACCACCGTGCTGCTGGTCCGTCTGGCTTTCAGTTGAATGGTGCAGTTCTCTACCGGTTTTCCTGTGCCGTCTTTCAGTACACCTGAAATCTTTACTGCCATATTCACCCCACAAAAAAGCCCGCCTGAACCGGCGGGCTGTCATAACACTGTGTTACCTGGCTAATCAGAACTTATAACCGACACCCACGATGAAACCGTCAGTGCGCCAGTCGCCACTGCCGGAGCCTTCATAAGCAATATCAATGGCCACGGATTCGGTCGGGTTAAACTGCACGCCAGCTCCCCACGCCAGAGACGTGTTGCTGTGGCGACCGTCATCACTTCCGGTCAGCACATCGTGCGTTTTCCCCTTGTTGTCAGTTACGCGAAGATAATCCCCGGAGAAAGTCGACACACGGCTGTAAGCCACACCCGCCATCGCATACGCGCTGAACCATTCATTCACGCGTACAGACGGCCCCGCCATCACGCTGAACCAGCGGTTACGCACAGAATCTTCATGCCAGCGGGTATCGCTGTAACGGGTAAGCTGGCGATTCTTGTCTCCTGCATAGCTGAATGACGTCACCATCCCCAGTGTGTCCGTAAACTCATAACGGTATTTCACGTTAATCCCGTTAAGATTATCGCTACCGGGAGCGTTCGTCCGGGCATGAAGATACCCCGCGCTCAGCGTGGCCTGCTGCTCAGACGCCCATGCAGGCGCACCGGATACGGTCAGACAAATGGCTGCGGACAAAATGGCGGCATAAAGTTTACGCATAATTACCTCTCGCTTTTCTGCAATAAAAAAGGCGCCATTTCTGGCGCCCGTATATGGGTTATAAAATTCAGCTGATACTGATGCCTGCGGTGGCTTTCTTCATCACCACAACCAGCAAATCGCTGATACTTGCTGTGGGATACCCTGCTCATTGTTGCCCCCACAAACAGACTTCACGCTCAATCTCGCGGCGAGTCATCAGCCCTTTCCATTGCTTACCGCCAGCGTATGTCCAGCGCCGTAGCTGATCACATGCGCCTTTGATATCGCCCTGGTTTATTTTGCGAAGAAGCGTCGATGTTCTGAAATTGCCAGCGCCCACGTTGTAAACGAACGAGTAAAGAGCGCCGCGCGTTGTTTCCGGTATATCGACGTTGATGTACGGGTTAATTTGTCTGGCGACCGTGGCAAGGTCTTTATTCAGGAGGGCTTTGCATTCTGCTTCGGTATACGTTTTACCGGGCATGATGTCTTTTCCGGTGTGTCCGTGACATACAGTCCATACGCCAACGATATCTTTGTATGGTATGTAGCTGACACCTTCCAGACCATCGTTACCACCTGGACCAGTGATGAGCACAGACGCTATGGCAACAGCCCCACCACCAATAGCAGCTGCAACAGCCTTGCGTAATGACGGCGACATTATTCACCTCTCGCAGCCTTACGCTTATCTTCTTTAATCTTGAAATAAAGATTTGTCAGATACGTCAGCAGGCCAAACAGCAGACTTCCCAGCACACCTATTGCCACCCACTGGGACGGAGAGACTTTGTCCAGCAACTGCAGTAGCCAGTATCCCGTCCCCACCGCTGACGTGGTGTATGACACACCTGTTGTTATTTTTTCCATCTGGTACATACCCCGTCTCCCGTTATCCGGAAGCTGACAACAATAAAAAGCCACCAGTTAATTCCTGATGGCCCTGATGCATAAACGTCATAATACCTGACTGTTATGATTGACAATAATGATAATGTTTATATAGAAAGGTTCCCGATGTGTGTTACATATCATTTCTCCACGGGGAATATCCCCACGCCAGCGCAGACTCTTTTACCCGTTCTCTTCTGCGCTGGCTCTTTTTTATTATGCTGCTGCATTTACCTCTGGCACCATGCTTTCTATCTCAACACAATACGTGGTACTTCTTGTAACCAATATCATAACGATTAATCGACATAGAATTTCTCCCGTGTAACAGGAAAGTCAGACCTACCAGTAGACATAAAGCTGCGAAATGTTGAGATTAAGGTGAAATAGCATGAATTCTATTACCAAAGAACGTATCGAATTATTCATTAAAAATCCGCTTGAAAACGGGCTTACCCGTGGTGAACAAATGGAACTTGCACGGATTACGCTGGCATCGCTGGAAGCAGAACCGGTGGCATGGCTGCATTCAGACAATGGCTTAGGTATTCCGGCAATAACACGGAGTAAAAACGTTGCTGACAGTTGGTTATCAAAGGGTTGGTATGTTCAGCCGCTATATATAGCTCAGCCAGTACACGTGCCGGAGGAAATGAATCTGGCACGCGCACAGAAAGAGGTGGGTTTTAATCGATATATCATGGCTGGGTATGTTGATGGCTGGAACGCCTGCCGCGCTGCCATGCTTCAGAGCCAAGGTGGAGGCAACCAATGAGCAATTATCTGTACTGGTCTGGCTTAGTGGCTAACATCGCGCTCATGTTGTTCGTGGCTCTTTGCATCTGGGTTTGGTTTATCTGGCCTTTTGTAGAAGCCATGAGCATAACTCGGTGCTTTATTTGCGCATCAAAGACTTCTGGATGCAAACCAACTGTAAGAGCAATTATCAGAACTTTAAAATACTGGTATCTGGATTTGCTTTTCGGCAGGGGCTGGACGCGAATTAGTAACCGCCAGTTTGAATGGGAAGGCGTCGGTAACTGGCGAATTCACAGCAGCAAAGAAACGCAGGAGGTGAAGTAATGAATAACTTAATGATCGACCTTGAGACGATGGGGAAAAATAAGGATGCACCGATCGTTTCCATTGGCGCGGTGTTCTTCACTCCAGAAACCGGAGACATCGGACAAGAATTCTATACGGTTGTCAGCCTGGACAGTGCTATGGAGCAAGGGGCCACACCTGACGGCGATACCATCCTGTGGTGGTTGAAACAAAGCCCTGAAGCACGAGCTGCAATCTGTATTGATGATACTTTGTCGATCAGCGATGCACTCTCTGAACTGAGCCATTTCATTAATCGGCACGCAGGCAATACGAAATATTTAAAAGTTTGGGGTAACGGGGCCACCTTCGACAACGTAATTTTACGCGGAGCTTATGAACGAGCAGGACAAATCTGCCCATGGGCGTACTGGAATGATCACGATGTACGCACGATCGTTACGCTTGGGCGTTCCATCGGATTCGACCCCAAAATGGACATGCCTTTCGATGGCGAACGGCACAACGCCCTGGCTGATGCTCGTCATCAGGCAAAATATGTTTCCGCTATCTGGCAGAAATTAATTCCTGCCACCAGCACAGAATTATGATTTTCCCGGGTGCAGCCGGTTTTGATGGAGAAAATTATGAACACCTTGTTTTTACTGATGGCTGAATTCAATACCCCAAACATTGAACTCTCAGCAGTTAGCCAAAAGTACTTTGGTATGAGTCCAGCCACGGCAGAAGCAAAAGCAAACGCTTGTAAGTTGCCCGTTCCAACATATCGCATCGGCACATCACAAAAAGCAAAACGTTGCATCAATATTCAGGATCTTGCGGAATACATAGACAAAAGACGAGAAGAAGGACGTATCGAGTGGGAACAGGTCAGAACAAGCAAACAGAAGGGCAAAGAACATCACTAAAGAAAAAACCCGCCTAAAGGCGGGTTTTCAAAAAGCACCAGCTATGATCATGCTGCTTTGCGACGACGAAGCTTACCCTGCTGCTCTTTACCAGAGACAGTAGCGTGAGTGAACGCATTAGGAGCAGCCTTCATCAGAACTTCAACAGCAGCACCCATACCTGCGAATGCTTTCATTGTGTCGAACTTAACCTGTGGCTTGGTTGCTTTTTGATCTTTCATAGAAAACTCCCGAGACAGTAAAGGCGTCTCTAACCCTCTCTTTAAAGCTAGCTTGTTTCGCTAACTTATGCCAATCGATCATGTCGATTGGTGACATCGTTTCTTAGTAGTTTAAGCACAAAACGACTGCCATAGATGTACCTTTAAGGTAATCTGGACGGGTATCCTACAATTTGTAGCCCCTTCTCGTCTATACCTACTGAGCAAATTTAAGAAAGATATCCTGCAGCTCATCAATGACTGCAGACATCACATAACCGCACTGTTCCATGCGGAAACCAAAAGACTCGTAATACTGCACCAGTTCTGGTACTGGCTCTACAATGTGGACAACTTTACATTCAACAGCTTTACAAAATATAAAAGCACTCATAAGAGTGAGTAAAACCATGCGCCCTTTCAATGGGTGAGATTCATCTTCTCTAGAAAACCTTTCGATCATATGGATACGAAAGATGTTTTCTTCAACCCCATAAACACAAATTGCTGCTCCTGATGGTATTCCCTGAACCCGACCTTGCTGAACAAGTTTTATGCAGAACTCATACTTTTCTCTGGAGTTGCCATAGGTGCTTAACGCATAGTCCCATTCAAGCTCACCATAGCCACCACACAGAATCTTGTAATCATCATCACTGAGCGGACCAACAGCAAGAGGTAAGCCGACATGATCAATAATCAACTGGATATTGTTACGTACAGATTGACCTATCTCGTCTAGGGTAAGCATCAT